GAGCCCTCTCGGGCCCACCTTCTAGGAGACTAACATGGAGATTATCTTTCCGCAACTTCCCTCGTATTCTGGCACAATTGAAGAGTTTAACCGTGTAAACGGTTATCTCCGAATATTGGCCTCTACTAAAAGTAAGGAGCAGTTGGATATTCTCCTTCGCAAATATAGTTTACCTATGAATGCGAATAAGGTGTTAGGTCGCTTCTTCCCGAACGACGGTCGTCGTTGTGTATTCTTCAAGAATCGCAACCCGATTTTAGAACCTGACTCTAACGTCTCTTCGACGTCTTCAGTCATCAAGGGTGGTACTCTAGTACCACCCGGTTCAGTTAGCGGATTCGTAGAATCCTATTTGACTTATAACAGTAATGGGACTACCTCCAGCTCCGCTGGGGTGGTCGCATCAACTGAGTTCGTCAATGCTAACTCTCGTTCCTCAATCAACTCTCGTCCTATCCGTGACTCTCGTGGGCTTCTGCCCATGAGAGGTTACTCAAGGATCGTTGATCGTGTCACTTCGGGCGAGATCCGTGTTGAACCTAAGAGCCAGTCTCTTCCGAGAACTGTTCTTACCACAACTGGATATCGTTTGAAAGGAAGCCCTCCTATTCCTAGCTCTATTTCGGCTAGGGCGATAGCTGTTAACCGGGCACTGGCGCGTCTTAAAGACACGTCTGTTAACCTCGGTGCAGCCATCGGAGAGGGGGGGCAGACTCTGTCGCTCCTCCTAACCGCTGTCCGTCGCATTGCGACGGCCAGGAAATACGTGGCAAAATCATGGGATGTTTACAAACGTGCCAAAGATAAGGAAACTGTTCTCTTGAACAGGACCGAATCTGGCCGTCGTGAGCAACTTGTGAAGTGGCGCGATGAGGCTGCGAAGGACCAATTCTCTTGGATCCCTGAAAAGGCTGCAAAAAAGCAGGCCAATCTTGATCATCTTAACGAGCGTATTGCTCGCTATGATGACTCCATTGCCCGCTTGAAAGCATCCCATCAGCGATCCATGGAATCGTTCCGACGTAACCTTTTGAAAGCCGCTAAGTCGCTCGTTTCTCAGGGTCGCGCGATCAATTACACCCAGATTTCAGTTAGCAAACCGACTTCTATCTCAGGCCTCTGGCTTGAGTTGCAGTATGGTTGGCTTCCCTTAATCCAGGATGTCCATGATCTCGTGTCCCATTTTGAAAAGAGCGAACGCCTAGGGTTGATTAAAGTCACCGGGTCTTCTTCTGAGCAGCGTGATACGCTGACTCGGAAAGATACTACGGGCCTTTATTCTCTTCCCTCGGTGTCCATGGGTGAAACCTCAACCTACTGTCGTTGTGTCCTCTACGTTGAATTGAGCAATAAGTGGCTCCAGCAGGGCGCGCAGCTCGGATTAACCAATCCGGCTACCGTCTTGTGGGAGCTAACTCCTTACTCGTTCCTCGTCGACTGGTTCCTACCGATTGGTAAGTTCCTGGACAATCTCGACGCAGGTTTGGGTTACACATTCGTTTCCGGATGTGTCTCTACCCGTGTTTCTTCTCACAGTACTGCTACCATTTCTGGTAGCAATACACACTCTGTATCTGGTAATACCTCGGTTTCCCGAGAATATACCAGTAAGAGCCGTGAGGTCTTAACGGGCATTCCTGGGCCCGGTTTCCCGGTCTTCAAGAATCCCGTTTCGACGAAACACTTCCTTAACGCCCTCGCGCTCTTAGCGCAGAACTCACGGAGGCCATAATGGCTGCTGTAGGCAATATCACCATCAACAATGGTGCCGCAACTCCGGTTGCAAAAACCTTCAACCCTGCTACTGTCACTTCGGAATTGGTTTCGTACCAAGACCGTAGTTCGGGCATCGTTTTGGGTTTTCCTGAGATTTCGATCGGCAAGCGCATGCCTTCTAAGAGTGCAAACTCTTTTAAGGTGACTGCTCGAGTCAAAATCCCCGTCCTGGAACAGACCTCGCCGTCTACGGCTACGGGCATCCAACCTGCTCCGACTCTGGCTTACACACTCATTGGTAACATTGAGCTTGTAATGCCGAGCCGTTGCACGCTGGCTGAGCGTAAGGATCTCTTGGCTTTTGTCAAGAATTTCGCTTCGAACGCGGTGGTTACCACCCTGGTCGAAAACTTTGAAATGCCCTATTAACTAGGAGCGATCCGTATGCCTCAGACTAAGTCGAGGTCTTCAAAAGACCAAGTCTTTCGTGTCAAGGGCGCTGTTCAACAGCTCCCACGACAGTTCCTTCCCCTTCTTTCTGCTATCGACTCACCGAGATCCTTGACGGTCTGGTTGCTCCTTAAGCATTGCGAGTGGGATCAGTTAGTTTCTTTGGATATTAATCCAAATAACTACTCTGAACCACGGGCTTTTGCTCTGGACTACCAGGCTACCAAGGTTTTCTCGAAGATGTCCGACCTCCCATGTTCTTTCGAACGTGAGAAGTTGGCTCTTGAGAAGTGGATAGCGGCCGAAGACTCATGTCAGCAAACCAACTCCATGTTGGCCAAGTACAGGAGCGGAGAGGAAACCCCTCCTCCGCGCTTAGCAAGCATTTTGCATCTTGCTCAGCGGAAAGTCTCCAGTATTCTTGGCTATTTGGACCTTGACTACGTTGTACGTGAATCTCGGTGGGGACCGGGTGCGACTTCTGCTGTGACTGGGAACAACACTTCTCCCGAAGCTAAGTTCTCAGCAAGAGCCGACGTTTCCCCGTATTGCTTATCGTACGCCCTTCTTTTAAGGAAGGCAATCCCGAGTTGGCAGCCGAAAGACTACCATCTCGTGGATTACAATAAGCTTCTCTTTGTACCAAAGAGTTCCAAGATCGATCGAGCGATTTGCGTTGAACCTCATATCAATTCATTCCTTCAGCTTGGAGTTGGATCCTTAATCAGGAAACGACTCCTCCGCATTGGTATCGATTTGAATAGAGGTCAGGCGCTTCACCGCTCGCTAGTGTTAGATGCGTCGAAGGACGATGGTTTCGCAACCATCGATCTTTCTTCTGCGTCCGATACTATATCGTCAGGTTTGGTCTTCGACCTTCTTCCTGAATCTTGGTTCACTTTGCTCGACGAGCTTCGCTCTCCTCGAACTAAGCTACCCGACGGGTCCTTTAGGACCCTCGAGAAGTTTTCTTCGATGGGGAACGGGTTCACTTTCGAGCTCGAGACTTTGCTGTTTTATGCTATCTTATCCGCAATTGCTGATCTCATCGGCTGTGCCGATCCGATCTACGTTTACGGTGACGATATCATTTGCAGCAAAGCTGTCGCTCGCGAGTTCATGGTTTGGATCGGCGACTTAGGGTTCTCTGTTAATACAGAAAAATCCTTTGTTTCCGGTCCTTTCCGTGAATCTTGCGGCTGCGACGCCTTTCTCGGGTACGACGTCCGACCATTTTTCCTAAAGGAAATTCCATATGACCAAACCAGACTATATCGTTTGGCTAACGGTATCCGGAAAGCTGCTGCTCGCATTCATTTTATTGATTGCGGTCAGCCTCTCCGCTTACCTGTTAGGCCAGACTATATACCGAGGACTCGTGAGTTTGGGTGTCTTCTAGACATCCTTCCTCCCGCGCCCCCACCTCCCGTTTTATGTTCGAGAACGTATTACGGATGGTGGGAGGCGGTAGTCCACACTCTCCCAGAATCCAGACGGTACTTTGTACCAGAAGGATTTTCGGATGAGAGTGGCCTTCACTCAGATCCTTGTGAGATGAGTGAAGTTGTCTACCTTGGTGCAATGGCTGTTAAGAAGAGAGTCGCAGAGGATTCCCCAGGTTTGGGACCTTACGCGCTTTATCTCAATCGAGATAAAGAATACGTAGGTTCCCCCGTAGGAAACTCCGTTACTCTTCGAAACAGGGTCCGTTATGGACGTAAGAGGAAGAAGATTAGCTTCGCTAACTTCTTCTACGGCGGTTGGGCTTAAAGCCTAACGCTACAAAGGTCTTTGACCTGGGAGCTTTTTAGCTTTAAATGGGGC